GTGATCCCCAGCTACTCACAGTCGTAAGTGGATCTTACGCCTCCGGAAGGAGTGCTGCTTGAACATCCAAAAGGAGCACAAGCTTGGGAAATACATATACCCAAAGCACAACCTTCACGCGCTTGATTGCTGTCGGGTTGTCTCCTAGTGAGGCCGCCTCGATATCACGGTTGATCCATCGCTGGGTCATCTGTAATGGTGAGGAAGAGACCGTTCGTCGTTTAAAACAATTGAAGGATTGCTACCTTCATCACCTTGTGGGCCAAAAAGTCCACTTGGATTGGTTTAAACAATCGAAGGACGGGGCACCCAAAGGACCGTTTCGGGTCCTATGGAAGTTTGGACGGAAACACCTGTTCAAGGTGTGGAATGCGATTATGTCGTATTCCTCTTTCACCTATTCTGGTGATAAGATCCGTATGACCCCCCGCCAGTATGCGAAGTTCATCACTTCCGTTAATCGGAAGAAAGTGAACCAAGAATACAACGGCACTATGGAAGTGTTGATTAACAACTTCACTTCGGCTTTCACGCCACTGTTTCCGTTTAAAGCGGAGACAGGGGCCCCGGTTGCATTCCTCAAGACGTCGCCTTCAAGGCGTGCGCCTAACCCGCAAGGGTATATGAAGAATTCACCGGAGGAGGAGACGCTGGTATCATCGATAGGTGTATTAGCTCTCCGACCCAAGTTCACCAGGAAGCACATGCGGATTTATTCGGGTGTGCTATCTGGATTTGAGGATACATGGACAGGTTTTGCCTGGACCATGGATAACTCAACTGCTATGCCCCTCTCCGGAAGGATTGGGATCATACAGGAACCAGGTTATAAGGCGCGGACCGTAGCGAACCCTTACAGGGTTCACCAGGCAGCTATGCTCCCTTTAAAGGAGTACCTGTTTGGATTGCTTCGCCAGCTTCCCAATGATTATGTATATAATCAGGAAGCCGGTCTGATGTTTGTTCAGGAACAGCTGAGGCAGGGTAAAACCTGCTACAGTATTGACCTGTCCAATGCATCAGATAACCTACCTTTGCAGTATCAGAAGGTTCTTCTCTCAAAATTGGGTATTCCCCAATATTGGATTGATGCCTTCTCCGACATATCAAGTGGCGATTGGGAGCTTCCTCCCCAATGGGTTCCGAAAGAATCCGACACCATGAGGTATGTTAAGCCTGAAGATGTCCGGGAAGAAGGGTTATACCCTTACAACTCGGAGAGATTCTTACGGTGGAGTGTTGGCCAGCCCCTTGGGCTCGGTCCGTCATTTCCCAGTGCTTTTCTGCTACATCACGCGATTGTAATTGGAATTCACGTTCTGTTACAGTTGCCGTTGGATTACGCTCAAGTTGGAGATGATTTAACTCTCTTCAACAAGGACGTATACGACATGTATAGGTGGGTTATGTCCGGTATTGGAGTCCCAGTGTCCTTGGAAAAGACACTAGTATCCAATAAAGCTGGAGAGTTCCTTTCTAGGATTGTATTCCCGGATTTTATACTCCGGGGTTACAAGTGGAAAGGTTCTGGCGACAACTCCTTTTGGGAGGTTGCTCGGAATCTGGGTCCACGCTCTATTCGCCTATTCCAGTATCGGCAGAGAAGAGTTTTGAAATCTCTTGCTCCGCTACCCGAACCTTACGGTCTCGGATGGAACCCGCAAGGGTTACCTTATTGGGATAGACTCGAGGAGTGGTTAGAAGCACTTTCAAAAGAAGTGCCGCTCCAGAGATCCTTTGTTACGGCTGAGAGTTCTCTGAACTTTAGGCTATATACTGGGAACCTAAAATTCATAACCGACAAGGGTTACCCCGTGTCAGCCATCCCCGAACAGGGGATAGAGGGATTTGTGGCTAATCAGATTAACCCAACTGTTGCACAGCTGGGCCAACTGATGATCCCAAATCTTGACTACCTTGCTCGTCTATTCGACGATGTAAAGTATGTCACCTCTTATGGTGCTCCAGATATTGATCTGGAGGCGGTAATGCACTTTCTCCGTGACTTTACAGTTATGGAGCGAGTGTCCGAACTCACAACTCTCATCAGGCTTGAAAGAATTATTCAAGCTGTCAAGTCGCGTGAACGGTAG